TTAAATCGAAAGTGTCATCAAAGTTTCGGAAGGTACGAATTCCGGTTTTAACACTGGAAAAAAAATGGGTGCCTATGTTTGTAGCAGATAAGTCAGAGGGAGAATTAATAGAAAATGTAGGGTAATTAACATTGGTTGGATCATTGGAAAAATCTTGGCCTGAAGCAATAATTCCGCCATTAGCTACAGTCAGATTAGACAAAACAGTACTCGCTCCATCCACATAATCCAACCCCCCGGTTGCATTAGCTTTTAAAGTGGCCAGTTCGGCTCGATTGGAAGAGCTCGCAATAAGAGAGCTGGGCGAGTTGACTGGGTAAGTTGATGTCCCGTTGTCTACAGTTGATCCAGTGATAGGTAGGGCTAGACCCTCGATTGGACCTTCACTTAATATTTCCGTAGATCTAAATATGGATATTGATTCAAGCTTTGACCAATTCGGGCGATTTCCAACTTTCCTACTACTGCCCCTAGCATCAAGGCTTAAGGAGGTTGTGTCGGTGCCTTTTTTTATTTCCACGATATTGTCACTGTGGCTTATTGGCCGAAAGTTTTCGTCGAAATCTCCAATACGAGGTGCTAGCTTCGATCTCGCCCTTAAGCTCGAGTCCTCTGAATCGGCCTTTTTTGACCTTTCAGATTGGCCCGGGCCGTACACAGCCCTTTCCGATACATAATCTTTACCAGCTGCATCGTGATTCTGGTTAGTTGAATAGTTGTTGTAACCTAAATTGGCCACTTTTACACGGTTCGGTCTTCCGATGAGTTTAGAAAGTAATCCTTTACTCGCATCCGCGAAATCGAATGGCTGGATTATTTCGTTTGAATTTTGCTTAAGATCAATAAAACTAGATGTATTAAAAAATTTATCATAACTTGCTGGAGTAGGGTAAATTGAATCTGTATCAAAATCAAAATCATAATTAGTGATAGAAGATGAAATGACCTTAGATCCAATTCTTAGTTGACCATAACCCACGGGAAGAGTGCTTCCTTGTTGGGCTAAATTTTCATTTTGGGTATAAATGTATGACTCAGTACTAATTTCTACTTTGTCTGGCTTCTTGGGGTTCATTTTTTTATTTAGCCAATTAGAAAGCATTGACATTCCGAAGCCCTGTATAAAACCCATGCCCCCTTGGGCGAGCATGCTCAGCCCATCCCCGCCAGCACCGACTACATGCAAATGCATAGAGTAAACACCTTCATTGAACTTAAAGATTTCTTGGTTTACGATGTTGTCGTCTTTGTCTACAAAATAAAAAGATAGCCCATTTTTACTTTTGTCTATGACATAGCTTCGAAATTTAGGGTAATTTACATTTATCCCCTCATACACATCAGAGAATGAATCTGCTTTTAATTCGATTTCTCTACAAAATAAAGATGCCGGCTCGCCGTTTAATTTAATAGTTTTCATAATCCCTTGTACCTATATATTTTATACACCTTTTTAGCCAATTTTGGGTTAAATAATTCCTTGCGAGAGAACATATAAATAGGGTGATGCCAATATTCTTTACTATTGTGGACTATTCCAATGTGCATGAGGGGCTCGATATTGTTTTTAAAAACTAGAACATCTCCTTGTTTGAATGTTTTTGAATTTTTATTAATTTCATAGAAAGTTTTTTCAATTTCAGCCATCAGGAAATTATTAGATTCAGACCTTTGCCTAGACCAGTTTTTATGAAAATTTGATAATTTTATATTCATATGCAAATCATAGTAATCTTTAAAGAAAGAAATGCAATCCTGAAATTCAGGAACGAAAGGCCTCCTTAATACATCTCTAGGCTTAAATGAGGAAGGAAAATACAGACTAGTCTTTTTTGTTTTTAAAGAAAAAATATAACTAGGGAGAGCCAAGGTTTCTGAAACCTCAATATCTAGATCACTTATTAGCTCCGGTGAGTCGGGGTGAGAATGAAAGAGGGATGCTATGCTATATTCAGAACAGTATTTAGCGAAAACAGCCTTATCCAAAGAGAAGTTTTTTGTTTTGTCCTTAGAGGTGTTGTTTAGCGAAATGAATTTAACTCCCGATTGAAACGGCTCATAAACAAAAAGGCCGCACACTTCAACATCTGGGGATCGAAGGGAAAGCTTTAGTGCTTGGTATTTGTAGTTAATATTTTTCTGTTCCCGGAAAGGCTCCAAAAGGGAGCCCCTGAGTCGACTCATTGAGTCCGAATCTAAATCTACAGCCAGATATATTCTTAGAGCACTCGTCCGCCATCCATCCAGACCTATCGATAAGGGGGTTAGTTGCTGTCCCGTCTTTTTGACACACGAAATACCTGTCTGGTGCGGAAGCGGGGTTTTCTGAAGAGTTGGGAACTATCTTAACGTAGTCGCCAGAGTTATATGCTCCAGCTGCCCATACCCCTTGATCCGAAACAACGGACAATGTATTATCCTTTGAATCCGTCTTCGGGCCTCCAGCATAACCGCATCCTATTGGAGACCTATACGTCCATTGACAAACATTATAAACAATTTTTCTATTTGGAATTTCAGCCTCTTCATGTTCCAGCGGGGAAGACAGTTCGAATTCAACAATATTTTGATTTTCTATAGTCTTTTTATTTATTATGAATTTTTCTTTTGGAAAATGAGCCGTCGCATCTTCGGTTCCAAATGGGTTTGTGTTGTTGGGGAAATTCTCCTTGTCTAAATATTTAACAAATGTTCTTATTCTATATATATTATAGCCTACGAAGTTTTCAAAATATCTTGTCTTTAAGCTCATAAAAGAATCTGTATTATCAAATGTAAGTTTTGGCCTAGGCATTGATTCAGTTGAATAGTCAAACCCCTGCATTGAAATTGGTATATAGTAATAAGTTTCCCCATCCCATATAATGTCAGTAGTATATCCGTTTTCTCCAGCGTGAAACCTATAGGCTTTGCCTCCTGCATCTTTTAGGTCAAGAGAAAATAAAGAAATTAATGCAGAAGGCTGATTTTCGAATATCTCATTATGTATTACTTGTTTCATACTATATAATAAATTAATAGTCGATACATTCAATGAATGTGGCTTCTATAGTATGATTGTCTTTATATACAATATTGTGAGTCCACTCTGGGCAATAGAAGTGAGAGTAAGTTCTTCTGTGTGGCGTATGGTGGGTTGAGTTTAATATAGAATTATGGTAAGGTTGAGGTAAATGGAATCCGAATTTGTTATGACCCAAATGACTTTCTAGAAATAAAAGGATTCTTTTGGCTTCAATATCATTCCTGTGGGAAAAGGTTAATCTTAAATTCATTGCATTTGCATTGAATCCATACAAGTTGAATCGCTTGTAAAAATCCGTAGGGGTACTCGTTTTGTATTTAGGGCTATTATTTAACGTAACTGAATAGCTTGGATGGAAATCAAACATTCGATATTTACTAGTTCCATTTTCATGTTCGGGCTCATATGGATACTCGAAGCATTCGTTTGGATTGTAAATGAATATGGAGTTTCTTTTCGCTGAATGGCTTGAGAATTTGCCCCCGTCGAAACCAAACTTTGCGATCCCGTTCAAATTCTGATTCCCGCAGCAGGGGTAACTCTGAAATCCATCATCTGAGATTGTAATTGTTCTGTATTCTCCACTTACAAACAAGAGACTGCCTTTGGGATGGGTGCTATGATTAATTTCCACACCTCCACCGAGAAAGGCTTGCCCAATAGCCTGTGGGCTTTCCGACTCAGAAACAGAGGTTGGCGCGCTGAAATGGGTATCTATAGCCGCATTATGTCCGGCACTAGATTCGACACTATTAAGGATGCTTGGGTATGCACATTCAAATGTCGCCATAACGTCATTGCAGTTATAGTAATTTTTTTGTTGATTAAATTTATGACAATAAAACTTATTACTTTTATAAGGAAAAAAGGGTTGATAATCAAACGGTTCTATTCTTTGATTGTCAAATGAGCCATCGGCATTGTAATTTTGCGGGGAGTAATAATATTTACTTTGAAGAAAACTTATTAATTCATTTGATTCGTCGTCCGTGAGTTCGGGAAAATTTAAACTCATTGTCATGTTAAGAGAATTAATTCCCTTGGACATCATTTTTTTATGATTATCCCCAAAAGTTTGGCTTTCAGCCAAAGAGGAAAATGATACAGATGCCCCAAATGATGGTTTGTAATCAAAGGAATCTTTACTGGTTCTTTTTATGTCCATTATTTTAAATGCTGTTTGACGGACACTCGACCTTGTAGGTATCCATTTGAACTGACTGAAAGGTTTTGGCTGTTGATGACCCCGCTACACTCGAAGGTGTGAAGTAGTCCATTTGAATTATCTTCAAAAGAATTGTAATTTAAATCTTTTAAATGAATTTTAAGATTTGCCCTTTTGCCGTCAAAACCTTTTTCTAGTATATTTGGGTCTAAGGTTTCACCCTTTACATCCATTGATATATCTGTATGCCTTTTTGATACTCTAGTTGGAACTAATCCTCCGACATCTTGGCTCGAGCCAGTGGGAACTTCATACCTTGGAGTTCTTCCGACTGTTATTCCATAGGAAAAGTCAATTGGATTGGAAATTCCTAAATCGGAAACTCCAATTATTGTAGAGTTTTGTCCGTGAGGGATTGACTGCTGAGAGTAAAGGGGAGAAGAATAATAATTTTGAGTCAAGCTGGAGTCTTTTTCTAGCGATCCATAAATGTCGAAAGACGCAGAAGCTTGAGATATCGAATTCGGTGATATAGCAAAGTTAAATGACTTTAAGTATGCATCCGTAAACTTGAAGTCCCCCAAGAATCCAGTGAGCTTTTCCTCGTCAATGGGAGGGAATTTCGAGGGATTTGATATGCCTGTAATATTGAAGAAGCTACTAAGGTTTCCAGTATTTACATAAAAAGAAACATTCATTGACCCCTTAATCGGGGAAGATGCAGAATATCTATATTCGGGATCAAAGTATCCGCTTTGAGCTTCGCCGTCAGAAAGTGTCCAGCCTCCGCTCTTAGGGTAGAGCTTAACCATGTAATCATGCCCACTAGGAAATACATCTCTGCTAAAATATAAATGCTTACCATTGGGGAAGGTTACCTTGGTGTCTGTTGGGATTTTATAAATAGATGTAGATAGAGGCTTCGGCGGGCCACCACTAGGACCAAGAACTCCAGTCACGGGGGTGTTGGTAACGAAGCTGCTACATGAATATGGGTAACTGCCAGACCCACCAAAACCGAATTGACATATTCTGATCTTGTTGTCATCTATGTATCTTACTGGCTCTACTTGCTGGTCAACTGAAATGCTTGCCGATTCTGCAAAAATATATTCACCTTCCTTACCATCAACGGCAATATATAAAGGAACATCTTCGTATGGTAAGAATTTCATTTTTTATTAATGTAAGATTTATAGCTTAATTGAATAGTGAGCATTCCTTCGCTATCGGAGTCTATACTTTGACTGAGTAGTCTAGCATTTTTTAAAGTTATTGTTTCAATATTTGATTGGTTAACTGGATTGGCTAGAGATATTTCTATGGTTTGCTGCTTTGGCTTAAGTAGGTACTCTCTTATTTGAGATACCTCTAGATCGTTGACGTCGACGGAGAATGATGCATCTTGAGATATGGGGAACTCTCTGTCTACTTGTATGGGGTATGGTGATCCTATTTTGTACAGTGGCGATCTAGGGGTGCTTAAGGTGTAGTTAAAGCTCGTTACTCTGTTTGTTTGATACCCGGTAGTGTTTAAGGATATAGACCCTTGATTTGGTATCGCTATGTCCGGGTGAGGATTCCTGCCCGAAGAGTCAATTCCAGACCCAATGTTTCCATACACTGCAATTGTGGCTCTTGACTTAGGTATCGAGCCTATGCTACATGTTATATTATAATCCGTCAGGTATCCACTATTAAATCCAAAGCTTTTATTATTAAAATTAATACTTCCACTGATAGGGCTATCTCCAGTATAATTAAGTAAAGGCTCTTGACCTATATAATATTTATCGATATTGAAATTACCTACAAGCGGGCCTTGCCTTACCGGATAAGTGTATCCCTTGCCTATAATGTTTATCGGGTTTTCAGATATAGAATAAGAGCCATCAATGCTAGTGACTCCAGACAGCAAGATACCAGATAAATAAAATTGCTGCTCATAATTTAATACTGCATTCTTAGTTGCCACGCAGCATTCCCCCTACTCTTTTTTCATCAGAAAGTACCTGTAGGACGGCGGCTTTTAATTTCAAACCAAGAGCCTGTCCGTTGCCTCCGGCGGAGCTTTGACTTTCTTCCGAACCTCCTGCGGAAAGATTTACATTAATAGTCACATTACTACTGGACGAACTGTTATCATTGGTTTCTGATTTATTTACTGGAGAAGACTTTTCAACCATTCCTCCATCCGCATAGCCCTGAGATTTGTTCATCTTGTCCAGCATTCCGGGGAACTGTTTTTCCATTGAATTAACACTGCTAGATTTAATAACAAATTCACCGCTGTCAAGCATGACTGGACCCACTTTATCTATTCCGGCTTGACCAAAAACTTTACCGCCACCGCTAAACCTTTGAGGTTGGGCAGTGGGCACAATTGATTCTCTGTAGATTTTGTCTAACTCGTCTTTACGTTGCCTATCTATATTAACTTCAGTGAGTGAGCTTTCATTGGAAACATTGCCTCCGGAATTGAATTTACCAACTAATCCTCCTTTGTTGAGCTGGGAATAATCTCTTGCATCGAATTGCAGTCCGTTGAATGCCTTAGGCATCTGGCCTCCGAGCATCTCAATTTGCTTGGCACTCATTTTCCAATCGTTCTTCATTGCTGGCATTGGTGCGGCGGGAGCTTTAGCAGCAAAGTTAGAGGCGAATCCCGGTTTGCCGCTCGAACTGTAATCGCTCCACCACTTTCCGGCTTGGCTGGAGGTCATCTTTCCCCCTCCCAGCCCTTGGCCCATTTTCCATTTTTCTAAATGCTGAGAGGCTCCCGTTTGCGTTGTCCGGCCATCGAACGAGCCAGCGGCGCCCATTATATCAACACGTTGACCCCCTTCTGTGGCATACATAGTTCCATCGGAGCCTCTGTGCATTTTAACAGTTTCGCCCGTATTGCCCTTTCCGATAGTCATTCCAGAGCCACTCATTCTTACTCCGTTTATAGAACTGGTCATACCTTTTGCCATTTTACTTCCTATGGCCATGCCCGCCCCCATTACTAGAGTTGAACCAATGGTCTGAACAAACGAAGCTTTATCTCTTACTTTTTTGTTTTTGGCCGCAACATCGTAATCATATTTATCTAAAAGATATTTGCCGTATTGCTGGCTAGTATCATCCGCTCTTCTAAATTTTGCACTTAAACGGGGGTCCGTTACATTTAAATTCAAGGCCCCCCGAGTGTTAAGGGTTGACATTTTCGGGGGCTCAGGCGGATCGCCCGGAGGGCTTTTATCTCGATTCAAGTAACCGGCTAGGGCGGCCCCCGTGCCCATTCCGGTGCCGTATGCAATATCATCCCAAGCCTGCTTTTTTCCGGAAGAGTCTCTCCGGTTGAGAGAGTTCAAAGCCGGCCCCCCGTTTTTTAATTTAATGACATTGTTAACAAACCCTCCGTTGTTTAATTTTAAAATGCTACTTGAAGAGTTGCTGCTTTCGACTTTATTAGAAGAAATAGATTCTTTATTGTTAGAGGTGCTATTCGTTATTTTTTCCAAGAAGTTGGTATTGTTTTCGATTTTGTCTAAATTCCTAAGTTCTTTGCTTCTCACTGTATTATTAACAATTTTTTCTAATGAGGTTGTCTTGTTTTCGGTTTTAGATGGGTCTGGATTTTTCTTTTGAATGATGCTGGAAATGAGTTGAGGAAGAGAGCTTTCTTTGCCTGAATTTTTTTGATTAAGGTTTTCAAATAAAGCTTCAGAAATGCCTGAGTTTTCTGCGGGAGAATTAGATTCCTGATTATTATCTTTAAGAAAGTTAGACATAAGACCGGGATCTGCAATCGTTTGCATATTATTAACTTTAGGAGAAAATTCCTTCATTCCATCTCCGATGATATCAAAAGGTTCATCGTTTGGCTTGTCGAATAAATCTTCAAGACTTTCGCCTTTATTCATTTTTTCTAAAGATTCTTGCCCTATTTTATCTACAGCTTTTTTGCGAACTACATATTCCCCCGTAGTAAGCATCGCCGGAACATCTCCCTTGGAATATCCTCCGGTGTTGTAGTTGGTTACTATGCCGCCTGAATGATATTCGTCTATACCAAAAATCTTAAATAGGCCACTAGTCATTCTGTTTGCGGCATGCTCGAATAACTTATCTTGAATTTTCTCAGCTATGGAGGCAAAAAACTTCAAAACATTATGGCCGACACTCTCTGTCCCGGTAGATAAATCTTTAAATAACTGCTTAAAGCCACTGTTTACGGAGTCGAAGCTGGTGTTGGCTAGAGTCTCAGCAAACCTTGAGGCGGCTGAGTCAGCTTCTGCTATCTTGGCTCGTATGCTATCACTGAATAAAGTGCCAGTACCCTGCTCTACATTAAGTTCTTTGACGGCTACGGTTAATTCAGCCATAGCCTCTGCGGCTCTAATTGAATTGCCCTCTAAGGAGTATTGAGTTACTTGAGCTTTGGCCACCTCAACATCTCCCTGCATGCCCCTTCTTTTTTCGGAAATTTGATTCCTGCCTTGCACACCAAAGCCCCCTTGGCTCATCATTGCTCCATGTTCTTCTTGAGCGGTATCCTCGGAGTCTTTCATCTTTTTGATTTTATTTGCAACTTCCGCTTGGGCGAGGTCAGCCAATAAACTACTACTATCTCTAATTTTAGCTCTAGCGTCAAGGGTTGCATCATCCATAATTAAAGCCTTCATTCTTTTCGCTATGGAAGATTCCTCAACAGATACGGCCATTATGGCGAGCTTGAAGGATCCCTCTACGGTTTTGAGATATTCTATTTTCCCATTAACTATTTTAGCCTCTACCTCCCCCCAGCTCTGCTGGGAATCCAGAGATTCTTTTAAACTTAGAATAGACTCCTCCATCAACCAGTGCATGGCCCCGGTATTATTAAGGAAAATTTTAGCTCCTTCTGAAGTCTTGGCACTGAGGTGTGCTTGCAGTTCCTTATTTGTAAGTATTTTCCTTTCCGCAGTATTAGTATCTTCGAGGGCTTTAAGATTTAGCTGGCTCACCGCGAGTATCGAAGCCGCTCCCGTCATCACTCCGTCTTTTCGTGAAAAGATCTCTTTATCTTTTACGGTTTTTAATACAGCCCATTTGTGAGCATCAGTAGCTGTACTGACCATTGCATTCTCAAGTATTGCAATTAAGTCAAGAGCCTTAACGGCCTTTTTGCCCTTCTCAGACATTTGAGCTAGTTGAGAGACAACCAATTCGGCGGCTAAATTACCCGCCAATAACTCGGTTGTAAATACCTCCATAAGAGGGTGAGCTTTCGCCAAAGAGCCGGGACCGCTGCCCCCTTCTACAGTCCCTTCTGTAGCTAATTTGTCTGCGAACTGGCTTGAAAATTTAGAAGAGGTCTTCTCTTTCATAAGGTCGCCCATCAACTTACTCATTTCTTTGTTTGTAGCCTCAGTTAGGGCTCTTTTTGCCTGTAAATGCTTTTCCTCTTGCACAGCAAACTTCGCGGCGGAAGCAGCTCTTATTTCAGAAGATTTATTTTCACTATCAACTGATTTAAGTTTTGCATTGAGGAGATTTCTTTCTTCAGCCTCGATCCGTGTGCTGTTTTGAAATTTTGACTTCTCCAACTTTAAATCCGCTTCAAGAACTTTATTTATATGTTTCATGAAAGTACTAGTTTTCTGCCCAGCTAAGGACGCTCCAATAATCTCATTCTTGAACAGCTTCAGCCCACCTACAACACCTTCTTCTTCTTCCACTATCTTTAGGGCTCGAGCGTGCATATCAGTCAATGGAAGTTCGGGAGCTTTTTTGAAGGCCTCGAATTTGGGTTTAAGTGGCGTTAGTCCCGGGAATTGTTTTTTCTGGGCTTGTTCAAGTTGATCTCTAGTCCACTTGAAAGTTGAGTTCGCTCCTGTTCTTCCGCCCGCATACATTTGGTCTCCATCCGGAAACATTCTTCCCATCATTGTAGGTGGGGTCATGGTAGCTATGTCTTTGGGTGTAGTATCTGCGTCTTGTTGGGTCAAATCTTTACCCATCGCCGAGGCTTTATTCAGGGCAAGAGCGAGAAGTTTAAGTTCTTGCCCTTTAGTTCCGCCGAAAGTTACATCTAGAGCAAGGTTATCAAATGCCTCCATTATCGAAACTAATGCATCTTCAGCCGCAAAAGATTGGGCATCTCTAGGGCTGCCTCCAGTTTTGTGCAATTTTAGCCCAGACTTCTTAAGCATCATGAGCATAGTACGGGGGGCCTCTTCAGAGGCATCGTCGTTATTCAGATCTCTTATTAATGCACCACCAAGCTCACCGAAGGCTTTGCTATTATCTTCGACTGTGCCGGGATCTTGATTTAGTCTTCCAATCTGCGAAAGAATCTGTGCCGCTTGATTTATTAGCCTTACCCCTTCCGTTGAATCCGACTTAGGGGCAATTCCAGCCACGCCC